GTTACAGCAGGGGCAGATACGCTTCCATCAACCCCAGAAATACCAGTTGTTCCGTTAATGTTTAAAGGCATAATTAAAGAATAACAAGAATCGCACCAGATGGCACTGTAACAGTTACACCTGAATTTATTGTAGGGCTTACTGTGTGTGCGTTTTTACTGGCAGTCAAAGTGTAATCAGTTGTAACGGCTTGGTCACTTTCAAAAAACACCTGATCGGTGCCCCCTCCAGTAGCTCCAGCACCTCCACCAATTTCACCCCAACCTGTATTCTTATAACCTTCAAATCTGTTTTGAGTTGAGTTATATCTAAGTTGTCCTAATGCTGCTGCTGGTGCTCCAGATTGCCCAGGCTGTTGTGCATCTGTCCCAAGAGGAATCTTTAAAAATCCAGTAGATGACATCGTAACATCACCTGTCATCGTAGGACTTGCTGCTACAACATGACCTAAATTATCAAGTGTGATATTTCCTAAAGTATTGTAAGTAGCATTATCTCCCGAAACTGCTGTTGCTATTTTCAGTAAATTTGTAGAAGTATTTATGTGAGCCTGATACTGAGCTATATTTGCTGCTCCGGATGGATCGCTACTTCCAGAACTAAATGTTCTTAATGCAGAAAAGATTTCATTAAGCTTTGCTCGAACTGCAGCACCCGTTCCATTGGCGGTATTGTAATTATTACCTGTTTCGCTGGTAGTCGATCCTGGTCTAGCCATCTATAAAACAAATATTGATCCTATTCTAACTTGCTTTACCAAATCCGACAGCCTGATAGGTGAAATTTCTATCAACTGAATTATTTGATGAATTTTTAAAATGAACAGTAAATCCTGTCCTTGATACACTTGATATTTCAAAAAAGTCTCCAGATTGCATATTCTGAGCCGTAATACCAACAGAAGGCAAGCTGCTATTAGCACCGCCAAGAGCAGACGTTCCAGAGAAGAACGGATGTTGGAACGTAACCGCTTTTGCTCCTGCTCCACTTGCTATTGTTGCTGGAGCTTGTTCTGTTCTCCTTTGTAAGGTGGCTGTATATCCTAACTGAAATACCCTTATATCCTGTGCAGGATCTTCACTTGTAAGATTTACTTTAAATTGAAAACCTCTTCCTTTGTAAGTTCCATTTGCAAAGGTCTGAAAAGCACCATAAGTAGGAGATCCGCTACTAGGATCATCTTGAGTAACACGAACTTGCATAGTTGCGTTTACTTTTGTCGCTGTTAATCCTTCAAAATCTCCTCTTAAATCAAAATCTGGTATTGAGTCAATTAGATCACTAGGATAAAACGCTTCTGTTAAGAAATGACGTTTCAAATCCAAGCTATACACATCTCCCAAATCTAAGAATGTACCTCCTGCTGTACCACCAAATTCATAAGTACCAGATGGAGATATACCTCCAATATCATCTAACGAACCAACAGCATCTAAATCAGTGACAGAATCAAATAATCCTGTTCCTATTAGGTTTAAAGAATTTGTTGTAGCATCAAAAGCTACATTAGTTTTTGTTCCCTGGAATTTTGGTACATCTTGATCTTCTCTTCTTGTTAAAACTGTCTTAGCATCAATATTATCTGGTAAATCTAAAATTACACTTGCTTCTCCAGCACTAAATCTTCCACCATCATCTTGGAATTTAAGGATGTATTCTCCTTCTAAGTAAGGAACTTCAGCAGTTGTGGTGTTACCAGCTAACGCTGATATAAGGTCAGTAGCGTTAGAAAAAGATCCCGTTCCATCAACTTTGGGAGAGTGTCTTACATAAACACGACCACCATGAGTAACGTCTAAATCTGTTGATAAGTTCCAGCGTAATCTTACAAGTTTTTCATTTATTGGTTCTCCAGTAAGTCCTGTTACATCAGCAGGAACAGCAGTCTTACCAACAGCGTTGAAAGTAATATCACTTGATGAGGCACTAGCTTTTAAAGCTGAATTTAAGGTAAAAACAGATATTTCATAAGCACCAACCTGTGAATTAAATATTTCAAAATCAGGACTGCTTACAATAGTTGAAGTAATATTATTATCTTCAAATCTATAGTTAACCATGTAATTTGACGCACCATCAACAGGTTGCCATCTAATTATTAATTTAGAGACAGGTTGATTGTTAATTAAAACTATTACTTCTTCTGCTGATAATCCGTTTGGTGGATTTTTAAGTAAATTTAAACTAGATATAACTTGAGGTGTAATTGCTACTCCATCTTCGATAAAATTATATTTTTCTTTTACATAAGCAAGTGCAGATATTCCATAACTTACACTATCATTTTCTTCAACTGACATTACTCTGAACTGCTGAGAAGAGATCGTATCATTTTCAAGCATCCAGACACTATTAGAATTAGGTGCTTCACTCAATGCACTAGCTAGTGTAATTACTTTGCCTGATATTCCAGTTACATTCTTAGTTTCTACTGTGCCATTTGGCATTATTACACTTAATTTAGGATTATTTTGAGTTGGTAAATCTGTGGAATCTGAGTCATCAACAGTAATTTGAGTTGTAGTTGCACTACTGATTCTTCCTGCTCTTCTTACTCCTGCTCTAGCAGGATCAGCAATACTAATAATCGTTCCAGGTCGTACAACAATTCCTGCTTCCATAGAAGTGGAAAATGTTACAACTTCTGTTTCTCTCTGTTCAGCAAAGAGTATTGCTTTTGCAAATCTTCGAGCTTGACCTCTACTTGTACAACCTAATGCTTTTACTCTCTTTACATGGAGTCCATATTTATTTTTATAAGCTGCTTCTGCTTCTACTTCTTCAAAATCTATGTCTC